ATAAACATTTACTGTTATTTTTCCAGTATCAAGAGATTCATCTGGTATGACATATATTTGATTTTCTGCTGTATCATCAACAATAAAAGTTTTTGTTTTAAACTCGCCTTGAAAAACTTTAATATCCGAATTCCCATTTGCATCATAAAATCTATATAATCCATTTCCATCATCTTGTGCGCTATAATTTTTATCTGTTATAAATTGAAAAGTTTCAGACTCATTAGATGCATTAAATTCCCATCCAGAATTTAAAGTTATTGAAGATGGACGATTTGCAACACCGGAAAGATTAACATATAGCGTGAGTGAAGATGATGATGGAGTTCTCGATCTTGGTCTATAACCAAGAGCTTCGGCATGTGATACAACTGATGATCTTAATTGCGCAGTATTTAAAAATGCTTCATTAGTCGCAAAGTTTGCGGTAAGCCCATTAAAGTGTGTATTGTAAGCTAAAACATCTAATACATTAGATAAGCCAGATGCTTCAAAGTTATAGTCAGAAAATTCTGGTTGCTGTGCAAAATAAGTTTTTAAACTATTTCTTATAGCATCAAAATCTAAAGCTGTTGATGTAATATTTGTGGCCATTATCTCAACCTCGAAATTTCTGTTTCTAGTGTAATTGTTTCATTTGTACTTAATATAACAAAAGTTATTGATACGTCAAGAGAATTTGCATAGTCTCTATATGAAGTGGATACGTCTATTACTTCAGCTCTTGGTTCATAATTTTCTATTGCTAATTTTATTCTTTGCTCTACTTCAAAATCTAAAAACTGATCACCAAGTTCAAATAGCATATCTCTAATACTTCCACCAAAGAAAGGTACAAAAGGTTTTTCATAGTGATTTGTAAGAATTAAATTCTTAACAGCTTGTTTTACTGCATTAGCGTCAGTCTTTTTAAATATATCACCATTCTTTTTCTTTTTAAATGCTAAATCAATATCCGAATATATCCTACTGCTTGAAGCAACTATTTTTACTCCAGCATCTAATTTTCTATCTTCAATTGATAATGATCTTGATGGCATATTTTTCTCTTATTTTATTGTATTATTTATAATGTTTTTAAGGTAATACTTCGATTAAGTCTGTTGTTGTCTGTAATGTACCGTTATAAACTGTTTTAATATTTTTATTAAAAAATGCAGTATAATTTTCTGGTATGGTCGGCATACCAACACCTACCTGAGAGTGTAAAGATCCATCAGTGTTATAATTATCGTAGTACATAATTAAATTTTCATAATTAGTATTATCTTTTAAATATACAGCAAAATCAAAAGATTTACTATTAGAAATTTGACCAGTAAATGAGTCATAGACTTCATATACAACAAACTTGCCATCTTTAGCGGATTCTTTAATACCTCCGGGAGTCAAAGTTTCTTCAGGTCCGGGTTTATATAAGCCTTCAACAACTACTAAGTTATACCCTTGAAATTGATCAAGCTGATAAAATAAATTAATTATCTCAGACTGAGGATATAAATTCCTTGCTATATTTTTTCTTTGTTCTGCGCTAGTTGTATGATTTAAATTTATGGGGTCTTTAGCTCCAGCTATAAACTTAGAAATAGGAATACCACTTCCAAGATTAGTTCCCATAGTAATATCACTTTGTTTATTAGGATCATACTTAGAATCAACGGGTATAGTTCTTTCTACACCACGTGATGAAGATTCCCTAAGTGTGTATTTTTTACTTAGTGCCTCCTCTCTTCTTGAGCCTATTGGTGTATAACCAGTTCTAGCTGTTTGATTTATACCTTTTATTCTGCCAATTTTTTCTGGTGCCACAGAAGCAAATTCAGAATTAAGTGATTCATTTGCAACTTGGCTTTCCAAAAATTTATTATTTTTTAGATTAGAAGTTTCTTTCAACTTTGATCTTACTTCTCCAGTATCTAATTTTTTATCTGTTATGCCACCAGAATTTTTAGTTTGATTAATGCCATCTAGTATCCCACCATCTCTGTCAATTCTAATTTCTCTTACGCCTCTATCTTCATTGAATAGAAATGCATTGACAATGGCTGAAGTTGGTTTAAATTTTTTACCTTGTGCTACAGGATCTTCTTTACTATGTGCAGTAGTATCTACAGATCCACTGTGTGACGCTCCTAGGGCAGCAGTACCAGCTTTCAGTGCACCTTTTGCTGTACCATTTAAACTGCCGTGAAATACTTTTGCTTTCATAGTTTTCTTTGCTTCGACTTCACTTGCATGCAAAGTTCTATCTACATAACTATTTTGTGAAAACATTGTTACATTATCACCACCAATTGTTCCATCATCTCCGAATACTGAAATATCTGAAGCGGCAATATTTACATTTGGTGAAGACATACTGATTTCAGATTCAGAAGTTATATATGTATTACCACTATGTGAATATTCTGCAGTACCATCTACTTCATTATTAAATGTGCCTTTTGTGTAAGTACCAAATCCACTTAAATATGTATTAGCAACTTTTTGTAGTACAGTAGATGTTTTCGTTTTTTGTATTACTTCATTAAACAGTCCGACAATATTCTTACGATAATTGCCTATAACATTTAATATATTATTCCCGCCAACTTTTACATTATAATCACCCTTCACATCTAAATTATAATCACCCTGAACAGTAAGATTTAAATTGCCGTAATATGTGATACAACCATTACCTTCTACAGCCATAGTATGATTTTCAGATACTAAATCAACTCTATTACCTAAACTATTGACAATAATAGTACCATCGGGTTTTATTTCAACACCTGCACCATCTTTATGTTTAATAAGTATTCTTTCTCCGCCAGGAGTATCATTAATTTCAATTATATGACCAGATGTTGACTCGTTTACTTGATTTAAAGGGTATATTGCTTTTGGTTGTTTTACTAAAGTTGTCTCACAGCCTATGGAACCATTTTTAATTTTTAAATTATGAACTTTTGTTCCACGTGATCCCTTATTAACTGATGGTTCGCCAACATATTCATCTTTAGGATATTTTCCGTCTGGGTCAACAAATCCGTCTGTAGGCACACCTTCATTATTAACCTGAGCTTTCCCGTCGGTTGCAATTCTTTCTTCTATATTATCATTTTCAGTAACCATGATTTATCCTCTACGAAGGTTTTGCATTAGTGTTACTTGCGCCTACAAGTTCGGAAGGAGACAAGGGTGGAAGAGTCCCCGATGCGGATTTATTTTTCTTCTTAAATTTATTTTGCACATATTCTTGCATATCAATTCCAGGATCAACCTTTGACTCTGGATCAGTATCGTTATGACCCCAAACTTGACCACCAGGCCATACAACATAAAAAGCTTTAAGAAATTGATCTAAAGTATTCCATTGTTCTGATGTGATAGACTCGGCACTAATAAATTTATTATAGTGTGGATTGCCACTATTACAATTATATCCACCTACCATTGAAACACCTATACTATACTTATTATGACCATTAGCTTTTGCGTGTGCCCCGATTCGGTTCAAAGGTCTTCCTCTTTGAAGTGACCCATCTCTTTTAATAATATAATGGTATGAGCATCCCGAAAATCCTCTATTTATTGCTATATTATGCAATTCTTCCGAACCAACATGACCTTGGTTCATATAATGTGCGGTCCAGTGTACAACAGTTTCGGTAATTTCTCTATTGGTTCCTCTAAAATCAGCAATAAGTTCCTCTAAGCTATCAACAAACTTAAAATCATAAGAACTTGGAACACCTTTATCTACTGTAGAAGAAATTGGAAAATTCTGTTCGTTTGAATTTAATCTTTCTACTTTAGTAGTTGCTGGTTTTAATTGAGTAAATTCAGAACCTCTACTAGCCACAACATTGGATATTGAAGGATTTATACTATAAACACTCTTAAGAATATTATCTATATTAGAAGGTTGATTAGGTAAACTTTCTAATCCTCTTTGTATAATATGAACAGCATTTTCTTTTCTGCCTAAAACTATTTCTTGCATAGCTTGATTTAAAACAGAATCCCTTAATAAACCATTAGTGCTTGACACAAGTTCGTTTCTTAAAACATCGGTTCCTAATAGAAGTAAATTGGTTAGTATGCCACCTTCGAAATTATTAGTAGAACTGAGTCTGGATATAGTTGCAGAAGCAAGAGAATTGGCAAATGAACTTTCTCTTGTTGTATCTTTAATATTTGAAATAACTGTGTCTGCAGCGGCAGTTGTAAGTTGACTTATCAATGAAGCATTTGGATCAACACCACCAATATTACCTATTGTACTAAAAATGGAAAATGGCGATGATGCAATTACGTGAGATTTTAAATTTCCCAATACGGGAGCTTTACCAGTTATAGCTTGCAGGGCTCTACTATTTGTTGGTGTGCTAGTAAATGCCGAGAAAAATCCCTCAATAGGATTTTTTAATCTCACTGGACCAATATCTGGTATTGAATTAAGGTCAGATGTATCACTTAAAGAAGTTAAGGATTCAATATTAGCAACTGTAGTATTTGCATTTTTGGCTACTACACTACTTAATGTAGATTGATTAGAAACACCTAAGTTAGAAATAGTTTCAGAAACTTCAGAAATGTTTGTCTGTTCTTTTACTCCACCTAAAATGGAACTAAAACCGTCTGGGCTAATTGAATTTTTTAATAAAGACATAAAATAAACTCCATCAAGAACTACTGTATAAATCGTATGCTATTTGAGCAAAGTTATATCTTTTGCCAAATGTTCCAGGTCTAGGTCTTTCAAACTTTGTTTCAAATACTCTTGTTGCATCAGAAACTGTTGTTGCATTTTGTAATGCGCCGTAACCTAACCAAGACTGTGATTCTAATTCGTGCATCATGAAAGGTAGCTGTGCTTCAAGAGTTGTATGATCTAAACCATTACTATTAGAAAATTCTATAAGATCCTCATATCTCGAACCTCTCCATTGTGCAAGCCCGAAAGCTGGTTTGCCAACATCGTTCGGATTAAGTGCATTAGGATCTAAATTTGATTCCGCTGTTAAATTGCCTATAACACCAGCAGCTTGTTCGTCAGTCAATCCTTGTTTCTTTAAATAGTTAAATATTTTCTCACCATTTGATCCACCTGGTAAATCTTGAGAATCAATCTTACGGCCATCGTTGCCCTCACCATCTTGAACATCACTAGGTTCTTCTCCGTCTAAAGGAGTTTCTTCTTTATTATTACCCGTGGCATTTTTCTTTCTTTCAAAGTGGTGTACAGATCCCATAACCATTGGTAGCTGAGAACTAGAACCATCTATAAAAAAACCAATTACTTGAGAACCCTGTTGAAGCTGAGGCATTTTCCCTATTCCTGATATACCTCCTTCAGTTGATGGAACTATAACTTGAGCCCAAGGTAAATCATTTGTCGAAGTTTGTGCAACGCTAGGAGAATGTATACCTCTTATTCGTACTTTTACTCTACCAAGTTTAAGGGGATCTTTATTATTGACAACTATACCTATAAACCATCTAAAATAGTCACCATAATAATCACCCTGTAAAGTTTTTAAATTATTATTTCTCACGTAAACCCTCCAGCTGATCTAGGTTTATATCCTAATTTAGCACAAGAGATTACAGCATTATAAATGTTTTCTTGAAATACATGTCTTGTAGCATATATCATATATGCTCCACTTTTTTTCTTATCCAAATTATTATCTGGGCTAGAATTTGAAGTATCTGCTATATTAGAATTAAATGATATATTAATTAAATTGCCTACAGATTTATTTATGCCTCTATGTAAGAAGTTTTTACCTGGTACTGATATATCTATTGAAGATTTATGTAAGAAATGTCTAAGAGATTTTGACTTTGCTTTAAACATGTGTGATGACGTTCCAGAGGCTTCATAATAATTAAAAGAACCGTCCTCAAAAGTTTTT